TGGCCTGTGCCCTCGTCATGAGGTTCACCGAGGCGCCGAATATGTCAGACCACGGGAGTTGGGTCAGGGTGCCGGTCTGCCACGGACTGGGCATGGACAGGGAGTGTTTCCGGTAGGAGTCCAGGCGCCCGGGGTCAGGGGTGGCCGGGGTCCGTCCCTGTATCCACGCGAGGGTGGACAGTCCTCCAAAGGCCATGACGCCCACGGTAGACCCGGGGACGGAATTGCCACTAGACCTGGGGTTTTATCCTGTAGGACGTAGGATGGTAATTGGGACGCGGTCCGGTGTCTCGTCATAGGCCCGGAGGGCGAGGGACGCGGCCTCCAGGGCGGATATGTCGTCCTCTATGTCCCGGCGCCCGAATGCCCACGCCTTGGGGCCGATGGTCCGTTTCCGGGCGGAGAGGGCCGCGTCCGTGAGGGCGTCCTGGGCGTAGTGGGCCAGGCGCCCGGTCTCCACCGCCTCCACCAACTTGGCCGCGGCGGTGGTGGTGTCCCTCGTGGTCTGGGGGTCGAACCTGGGGCGGGGGTTGCGTTGGTGCAACTCCTCCACCACCACGAGGACGGACCCAAAGTTATCGTGGACGATGGGGAGGCGATATTTCCGGGCCAGCTCCGCGGCCTCGTCGGCCATCCACCGGATGCCGGGGCCATGCCGGAGGACGAGGACGTGGGCGATGCCCTTGGTGTCCCGCCACACCGCCACGATGGCGCCGAACGTGAGGGCCGGGGTGACCCCGATGGCCAGGGCGAACCTCTCCGGGGGCTGGGGGTAACTCATCACGAATGGAACCTCGGCCTCTTTCCACTTGGAGGGCGATATGACGGACCCGCCACCACCCGTGTCCCCGAATATGGACACGTACTCCCCCAGAAAGAGGTCCCGTTTCATCTTGCGGTAACGGGACTCCAGGGTGGCCAATGTGGTCAGGCCGGAGGCGATGCCAGGGTGGGAGACCTCCAGGATGGCGGACACTTTGCCCCAGTCCTCCACATCCTCGGCGGTGAGGAGGTCCGGTCCCGCATACTCCAGGATGCCCCCCACACCGGCCCTGCCCTCCTCTAGTTGGTCCCAGAGGAGGTTCCCTTTCCGGTACCGGCCCGCGGTGCCCATCACCACCATCTGGGCGCCCACACGGGTATCCATCGTGGGCAGGGCCGCGGACATAAGGTCCTCCCCTTTCTCAGGTTCGGCCTCCCCGGCCTCGTCCACCACAATGAGGTCCCACGCCTCAGAGCGGAGGTCATCCCCGGTGGGCGCCACGATGGCGAACACAGACCCGTTGGAGAACTCCACACGCTCCATGCCCGCGGTGAGGGTGACGTGGTAGGTCAGTCCGTCCCCCACCCTGAACCACCCCCGCTTGCCTGGGACCTCCTGGGGGTACACCCGCCTAAGCATCGGTGCGATGTCCTGGGCGAACCGGAGGCGCGCTTTCTTGGCGGTGGTGGCAAATATCAGACAGGCCAGGTAGTCCTCCCGGGTCATACACCGGCCCAGCATCCACGCCACTACCGATGTGGTCTTGGTGGACCGCCGAGGCATGAGGATACCGGTGAACTCATAGCCCTCATCCAGGACCTCTGGGACAAGGAGTTGGTGGGGTTTCAGCTCCAGGCGGCGCCCGATGAGGCCGGTGGCGGTGCACCCCAGGAGGTAGGCCGCCCGGTCTGTCTTGGACAGGTCCACCGGGGACATCACCTTGGGGGCCAGGGCCAGGACCCGCGTGGCGTCCCATTCGGATATGTCCACGTCCCGCCTCCTCCGCCTCCATCGCGGCCAGTCTGCCAGGAAACCCCAGGTCAGGGGCCGAATCTGGGTACAAAACCGATGCTAACGGTAAACGGGGGTAGGGGCGGGGACCTCAAAGGATGGTCACGGGATGAGAGTGACCCCCGACAGGACACCCCACACCGCGATGCCGAGGATGACGAGGATGACGAGGCCAAGGCCGATGTTCGAGAGGGTGCGGAGCTTCATGGTTACCACGATGGCATGGCCTTGCCATCGCGGCGGGCCTTGCGGGCATTCGTGACCTTGGCACCCAGGCGCCCACCCTCGGTGAGGTTGCACCGGATGTGTTCGGGATACAGGGCGGAGTCTGCCCCACCCTCGGCCACGTCCACGGTGTGACCCATGTGGAACCTCATGCCCTCAGCGATGACACCGCCACACCTCCAGCACTGGACCGGGAGGACCACCCTGGCCCTGGCGTGGCGCGCCCGTTGGAGGGCCGCGGTGGTCCGGTGGTACTTACTCATACCCACCCCTCTCCTCAGCTATCACTAGACGATATGCCCTCTGACCTGGGGTTACCTAGCAGACCCGGCCACGGCCCCCGCCGATGGCCGCTAATCGCGGAGCGATTCGCGGGCGCCTCCCGGGGCTGGGCATCCGGTAGGGCTGTGTGCCATCCGGGACGTTCTCGGGATGGCTACCCCCCCCCTCCCCCCCCACGAGGTGGAGGGGGTCATGTATGTGGTGGGTGTTGCCTGGACGCGCTTACCCTGGGTCCCCTCTAACGGTCCGTGGTGTTTATCGTCCACCGCTGGCCGGGGGCTACCCGTGAGGGTCATGGCCGCGTGGCATCCAGCGTGACAGACGTGGTGTGGAGTTGTGAGGCCAGCGGCCCCGCCCTATGCGGTGGCGGCCTCACCCCCACGGGGGGCCTGGGGTCCGGTATGCGACATCCTGAACTCTCATCTAATGAGGCTGGATTGCGTCCGGTTAGGCCCTATGATGGGACCTAGCCAGGCGGGGCAATCGCCTAGGTTTCAGGGGCCGGGGGAGTTGTGAACCCCGGCCCTTTCCATGAGGGTAAACCCTCGGGGCCTATAAGTGACCTCGCGGTAACTCCTCCCAGGTGGGATGGCGTTTCATCGCCTCGTCATCCTCTCCACACGGATGATGTGGCGGGCCACGGTGAGGCGGCCCGCGTCCACGATGGCCCAGGCGTCCGTCAGGTAGTCCTCCCCCTCCTCCACGAGGCGGGTCCTGGAGCGGTCCAGGTGGAGGGCCAGGGCGTCCCAGGTCTGCGTCCACCCAGGGCGGCCAGCCCGGTCCGCCTCGTCCCGGTACCGGCGCGAGGTGTTCACGAGGTCAGTCAGGGCATCGAATGCCGCGGCCTGGGGTCCGTTACTCATCATCACCGAACGCCTCCAGGCCGGGGAGGGTGGGATGGGCCAGGCGGCCCTTGGCGTCGGCCAGGGCGTCCTCCATCCGGGTCACGGACCGGGCGGCCACGTCCACGTCATGCCTGGCCCGGAGGAGGTATTCCCCCACATACCCATCCCCCTCCGCGAGGTGTTCCGCCTCCATCGGTGCCAGGTGACCCTCCGCGTCCAGGAGGCGGGCCTGTGCGCGTGACAGGGCCGCCTCCGCCCGGGACACCCTTGTCTCCAGGTGGACGCGGAGGGCGGAGGTCATGGCCGCCCGTACCTCTCTTGGGCACTCTGGCGGGTGATGCCGAGGGCGTCCCCGATGTGTTGCCAGCTCCGGCCCCGTGCCCGCTGGCCCGCGATGCCATCACGTATGGCGGTCTCCAGGACCTCGCGGAGGGCCACCAACTCAGCCAACTCGAACTCATCGGCATCCGCCACCCGGACCCCCGCGGCCCGGATGAAACGGGCCGCGGCGCCTAGATAGGACATCGTGTCCCTCTCCACCTTGGGACGCTTACCCATCACTCACCCCCGCAATTCACTGTCAGGGCTTCCCTGACAGACTCGAGAATTGCCCTCTGACCTGGGGTTTTATGCGGTGTCAGGTTTGCCCTGACGCTGAAACGGGGCACTAGACCGCCACCTCCAGGGCCGCCTCTAGGGCCAGCTTCCACGGTGTGAGGCCAGGCTGGGCGTGGGCGGCGGAGTATGCGGCCTCGGCGGCCAGGGCCATATCCGTGGTGACGGTCTGGGGCACACCACCCCGGGCCACCCCGAACGAGGGGAACGTCCCGGCCTTGCGGGCGCGGGCGGCCAGCTCAGAGAGGTAGTGGTAGGCACCCCGGGTGTTGGGGATGATGCCCGCCTCCACGAGGTAGTGGAACGTCATGCCGAGGGTGACCCGGCCATCCCATATGTGGACGTAGAACCTGGCCTCTTTCATGGCGCGGCCCCAGTCCGTGGGGTGAGTGTCTGTATGTTGTCCATTGGCGGTCATGGTGACCCTTTCAGGCGAGGGGGAGGGTGGTCATGGCGAGAGGCCCGGACTGGGGGTCCGGGCCTCTGGGGCCAGCTAGGTGGCGGTGAGGGCGGCCACGAGGAGGGCCACGTTCAGGGCCATGAGGATGGCGCCGATGACCACCCCGGCCACCAAGGCCCGGTCCACTCCGCTGGGGACGAGGGTGGGCCGGGTGGCGCGGGCGGTGGCCGGGGCGGGACCACGAGTGAGGGGGGGGTGGCGGTCTACCATCACTGACCCCCCTCACTCGGCGTGGAGTTGTCAGGCGGGGTCTGGGCCTGAATGCCCCCCACCGTAGGCATGGACCCATCGTTCTGTCTGTCCCCCGTTTGGGGGACAGACCGGACATCATCATGGTCCGTGTCCCCCGTTTGGGGGACACCGGCCTGGAGGTGGTCCCAGGTGTGGTCCATCACCTGCCACCCCACCACCTGGATGACCTCCTCATCGTCCACGATGGCGTGGAGGGTGTTCCCGCATAGGCCACACGTCCACGAGACCTGGAGGCCGGTCATGGTGCCACCTCGGGGGTCTCACCGTATATGGCCTCCACCGCGGAGACCCCGGGGCAGGTGTCCGCGAACTCATAGCGGACTATGGCTATGTTGTTCCGGCCATTGCGGGCGAACACCAAGGCCGCGGACCGGGCGGAGGCGTAGGTGAGGTGTTCGGATAGGGGTTCATCGAACCTACCCGCGGCGGAGTAGGTGACGTAGAGGTCCGGGAGGGCGTTGGGCATGGCCTGGGCGGTCATGCGCTGGCCTCGTGGCGGGCCAGGTCATAGGCGGTCTTGGCCAGGCGATACTCCACGTCCAGGCGGTCCCAGGTCTGGCGGTAGTCCGAGGGCACCGGGACATCCCACCCGGCCCCGGCCACGTACTCCACGATGATGGCCCCGAAGCTGGCACGGGCCGCCGAGGTCCGCACGAGGTCCGCACGGGTGCGGGCCAGGTGGGCCTTGGTCACGGGGCGGTGTTCGCGGGCCTCCTCGGTGGCCCTCAGGTGACGGTCCAGGGCGGTAGGGGAGGACATCACCGCACCGCATACACATCCGGTGTCCGTGGCCCAGTCCCGGGCGTGGGTGGGGGTGGTCATGCGGAGACCCCCTTGGCGGCCTGAGCTTTGAGGGCGGCGGCCTTGCACTTGCCACACGTCACCTTGGTGACATCGTTGGTGACATCCTTGCGGCCACGGATGCGGCATACCGGAGCGATGCGGGCGTTATATCCGCCCATCATGGACGCGGCCAGGGGGTCATACATTCCCGTGCCCTTGACATAGGGGCTGTAGTGCATTGCGTAGGTGGTGGCCATTTCAATCTCCTTGGGTGGGTAGGCGGGGCGGGCAACTCATCCGCCCGTAGGGCTACCCTACCGGATTACGTCATACAGTCCTAATCCTGAGTTGGGGGGTGTGCATAATGGACCCTGGAGGGTGAGTGGTTCACCCCCCAGAGAGTGAGTTACTAATGGCCAGGACATCGGCGGTAAGCATCGTGGAGTGGGGCACCCCCCCGGAGGAGGACGCGGCGCCTAAGGGCTGGGCCGGGGTCCGGGTGGCGTTGGCCCAGAAAGTGGGCAAGTGGGCCAATGTGGGGGAGTTCTCCCACCACTCGGCGCGGACTATCCGGACCGAACGCCTCCCGGAGGAGGAGGGTTATGAGGTGAGGGCCATCCCCACCACCACCCCGGGCCGGGTCATCGTGTGGGTCCGTCTGGCCCCTCCGGCCTGACGCCCTCGTGGTGGGTCTCATGTGATGAGGCCCACCACGAACCGCAGGACCTCTATGAGGCCGATGAGGCCGAGGAAGAATCCCCCCACCCAGGCGGGGGTGGTCAGGGGATGGGAGTTCGGGTCCGAGCTGGGCGGATGGGTGGCCGCGGTCTCCCGGACCTGGGAACACATCGCATAGAGGTTATTGCGGTGCGACTCACTCACCGCCGCGAACGTGGGCATATCGAACGCCTCGGCCATCGCGGAGTTATAGGCCCCTCCACCGTCCTGCCATTCGCTCCAGGCCCCGGACCCCAGGTTGGCAATGGCACACAGGGTCACCCCATCGGAGCGGACATAGGTGATACCGGAGTTTTTTGGCATGTCGTCCTCCTCGGGCGGCGGGGGTGGTGGTGGTTCAGGTTCGGGAGGAGGCCCCACGTGGGCCTCAAAGTCAATGGTCTGGGAGTAGGACATCCCTGGGCGTTCCCAGAGGGACACGTGGACGTGAGGCCCGTAGTACCACGAGGACCCGTTACCGGAGGCGCCGGAGCGACAGACACCGGTCTGGCCGCGGACCACCCGGAGGCCCACCCACCCTTGGATGGAGTCCAGGTGGATGTAGGACACCCGGCGCCCATCGTCCAGGTCCACACTCATGCGGCGGCCCTCACCACCGCCCGGGGAGTTGTCCACCACGGATATCCGGCCCGCCTCGGCCATTGCCAGGTCCGTCCCGTAGGCGGTGGCGTAGTCCGTGCCAGGTTCGGCGGAGGGAGGCTTGCGGTTCTTGTGGCCCTGCCAGGTGTCCGATATCCACACCTCCGCGGGGCGTTGGTATCCACTCACCCCGCGGCCCTCCAGGTGGTCCCATCACTGACGTAGACCTCGGCGGCCCTCGCGGTGGTGCCATCGTCCACGAGGACCGCCGAGGGTTTCCAGGTGGTCCCATCACTGACGTAGACCGCGCCCAGGGTGCGGCCTGACACCGCCGCGGACCACCCTCCCGGCCCGTAGGCGTTCACCCCCCGGGCGCGGTAGTGGTACGTGGTGCCAGGCCGGAGGCCGGTGTCCACCGTGGTCCCGGAGGAGAGTTGCCAGTAGACCCCCACCGTAAAGGCCGCGTCCTCGGCCCGCTGGAGGTCCCACCCTGTCACCGGGGACCCGCCATCCCCGCTGGATGAGAATTGAACTCTCATAGACGTGGCGGTGATTTGGTCCGGTGTCCCGGGGAGCATCGCGGGCGCCGGGGGGACCCCTCCGACAGGGACCCGGGAGATATAGGCGGAGTGATCCGTGGGACCTCCCAGGCCGCTAGTCCCGGATGCTCCGATGCTGAAATAGACCGTGCCAGAGGCCGCGAGGGGGTAGGAGTAGAGCATCCGGGACCCGAACCCCGCCGCGAGGGACACGTTTCCGGAGTGTTGGTGGCCGACACTTGGCAGGGAGACCGCCCAGGCCAGGGACCCGGTGTTGGTGGCGCCATCGGCGCACAGTATCCAGAACTCCACCGCGGTCCCGGTGTCCCGGATGCGGAGGGTTCCCGCGGTCCCCGTGGGGCGGTCATAGTCAACCATCGGCGGACCTATGCGGTCTTTATCCAGACCCGGCCCACCGCGTGGGCGGGGGCGGTGGGTTGGACCCATATGTCTATCTGGGGTCCGGTCCGCTTGGCGCGCTGGGCGATGTAGTCCCGCGTCAGGTTTATCTCATCGTCCCCATCGCGGACCGCACCGCCACCGGCCACCTTGGCCATCCCCGCGGCCACCGCATCGTCCCCCACGGCGCGGGGTTCCACCTCGGCCTTGGGGGTCCGTTTGCGTTCGGTCATCGTCGTCCTCCTACCATGCGAATGTGTCCCAGGTCCCGGTCACGGTGTCCCAGGTGACGGTGGGCGGCCCTGCGTCCCAGGACCCCGCGGGGATGTCTATGAGGCCCCGGGTCCCCACCTCCATGAGGGCGTCATCCCCCAGGCCGAACCTGACCGATGAGACCTTGCCCCGGGTCTGGGTGGCGGCGGGCAGGGTCAGGGATGCCTCCATGCCGGGGGTGGTGGTCCAGTCCGCCAGGGCCACGGTGTCCTGGGTGCGGCCCGCACCGGAGCGGCGGGCCAGGATGGCCGCCGCGGCGCCGGGGCCGGGGTAGGGCTGGGCGTACTGGACGAGGGCCACCTTGGAGGGTGTCCCGGCCACGTCATAGGCCACATGATCTATGCCGGTGAGGGTGTCTTTCCAGGCGTATTCCACCACAACCCCGGTGGCGAACACCTCCGCGTCCTCGCGGGATATGGTGTCTGCCCCCTCGGTGAGGTTGAACCCTGCCAGAGTGATGAGGCCGGGGACCGTGTGGGTGGCGGGGTCTATCAGATACCACCGCCGCGCCTCGTCACAGTAGAGGCGTAGCCCCTCCGAGGATGTCAGGGGTTCCAGGATGTCCCAGGCGGTGACTCCGGGCCGCCACACGTAGGCGTCCGGGGTGGGCGCGGACCGAGCTGGGGTCCTCGTGGAGGCGGTGGTGTGGGCCACCCCGGTCCAGGCGTAGGTGTAATCGGCATCGGGCGCGGTGACCCCATCGAAATAGGGCACCAACTCGGACCCCTCATAGAGGAGGACGTTATCCACGTAGTGGAATTGTCCCGCGGTGTTGCCCAGGGTGGACACGTAGGGCTGGGCGAACTCGGCGCCCGGTGGCGCGGTGGCGATGACGGTGAGGCGTTTCCAGACCCCGCCATCGGTGGTGATGGGGGTGCCCTGGGTGGGGGTGAACGCAGAGGCGCCACCGTTGGAGAGCCATTGGATGGCCGCGTGGGCGGTGCGGTTGATAGAGGACACGATGCTGGCGGAGAACACATAGGTACGTCCCGGGGTGACCCGGTAGGAGGTCTCCGAGGCGCCCGCGATGAGGTTGGAGACTCCCGCATTGGCGGTGAAACGGACGCTGGAGGCATCCCCATCACCGAACCCCGCCAGGGCCACCCCGGAGGCGGAGGGTGAGGCCCGGTAACCCAGGGTGGTCCCCACCGCCCGGGGGTTCGGGTGGAGGTTCACAAGGGGCCAGAGGGCGGTCATGTTGGCGTCCGGGCCGCCCGCCTCCAGGTGGGCGCCCACCTTACCGAGGACGTAGTTACACACCGCCCGTAGGGATGCCTCCTGTGCCCTCATTCCGGTGTCTCTGGCCAGGACCGCATAGTCCTGGAGGAGGGCTTCATCCGTGGCCAGGTGGAGGGCCACCGCCTGACCGTTCTCCAGGACCTCCCGGGACCGGAGGCCCATATTGAATGTCCGCGGCGGGTCCGGGGTCCACACTGGGGCGGCGGGGATGGCGGTGCGGGTCTCCTGGATGGATGCCGAGGCGTTGGCGGTCCCGGTCCAGGAGTATTGGATGAGGTCCGTGTCCGGGGTGGTCCCATCGAAATACCCCGCCCAGGAGGTGGTCCGTTCTAGCTGGGCCTGGGTGACGGTGATGTGGGACCCTGCGATGACCCCAGGCGCGGCCACATTCAGCCAGAGGCGGATGGCGGTGGTGGTGGCGGGGGTGAGGAGGGGCGGGGAGGTCAGGCGGGCGGACTGGCCCGGTTGGATGGTCACCACCGGGGATGTCGCTTGCCCCGCGGTGGTGCCATAGCTCCGGGCGGACACAGTGAACGTTCCCGCGGGCTGGCCGGGGGGGACGGTGACCTGGATGGAGGCCACCCAGGACTCTCCGGGGACCGCGGTGTAGGCCGCGCTAAAGAAAGCGGCGGTGAGGACCGTGGCGGTGTTCGCAAACGTAACCTTGGTGCCCCCGGCCTGGGCGGTCTGGGTTGTGGGTGCGGTCACTATCCAGTTGTCCGTCCGGTTGTCCATCCGGGGGTTCGGGAGGACGTTGCGGCGGGACTCCACCCAGGGGGTGTGGGTGGGGCCGGGGGTCCAGTGGCCGGTGTTGCCCGCGGACACGATGATGCGGACATCATCGCGGGGGTCCGGGTCCTCCAGCTCCAGGTCCTCGGTCCGGGGTATCTCCACGACCCCGGACCCGTAGGGGATGGCCAGGGCATCCAGCTCCAGGGTCCCGCCGCGGGCGGCCACGATGGCCTGGCCCACGATGTCCACCGAGGCGGTGGGGTGGAGGAGGCGGGTGGTCACGGTGCCACCTCTTGATAGTCCACCGCGAGGATGAATAGCTCCAGGGTGTCCTCATCCAGGCGGACCGCCACACCACCGGACACCACGTAGGTCATGGACAGGTGGGGCCGGTCCGTTTCCGTGAGGGTAAACGAGGTGTCCCCGGTGTGTAGGGCCTCCGCCGCGTAGGCGGCGGCCTCATCGGGGTAGAGGAGTTCCATCGTTCCGGACCGGGGCCGGGGGGTCACGAGGGAGACCGCGATGCCCCCACCCGTGAGGTCATGGACCACGTTCCGGGACTCGCGGCGGGACTCGAACGGGGACAGGACGGTGAGGGGTGTGGTGGACCCGGACCCGTTGGTGGCCGCTATGGTGGCGCTCATATCGGTTGCCTCGTTCCAGGTTTGACGAGGACCGCGGGGACATACACCGTGGGCGGGTGGTAGTTCGCTAGTTGCCTCGTGATGGCGGAGGTGTCCGTGGCGGGGGTGATGGACACGGCCCGGGACGCGGTGAGGGCCGCCAGGGAGGCGGCCACCCCCGCGAACGTGCGAGGGTCCGGGACCGCAGTCACCTTGGCCTCATGGGTGCCCTTGGTGATGGTCTCCAGGCCGGTCTTGACCGCCTTGGTGTCCACCGTGGCGGTGACCTCCACGTCCCCCTTGGGGTTGAACGATTCGTCAAACCCCACCGCGGCCCCGGCCCCGGCCTCAGCTCCGGTGTCTGTCAGGGCGCCCACGATGGAGGCTTTGGTGCCCTCGTCGGCCACCGCATAGGACGCGGCGATGTTCGCCCGGACATCCTCCGGGAGGGCCAGGTAGTTCTCCCATTGCTCCGGGGTGAGTTTCAGGAGGGCCAGGTTGGCCCGGTAGGCGTCGGCCTGGACGCGGGACTCCTCCACGAGGGCCAGCCATCGGGAGAGGTCAAACACCCCCTCCTCCGAGGTGGCGGCCTCCACCGCGGAGTCACGGATGGAGTCATACATGGTCGTAGCGGACTCGGTGACACTATCCGCGAGGTCCTGGCGCCTCTGGGCGGCATCCTCCGCGGCCTGGGTGGCGGCCTCCTCGGCGGCGGCGGCCTCCAGGGCCGCATCTATGCCCGCGTCCCGTTGGCGTTTCGCGGACTCGGTGGCCTCACCGCGGAGGTCTATTTCACTCCGGAGGTTCTTGAGGATGTCGTCATAGGCCCCGGCCTCGTCCTGGAGGCGTTGGATGGCGCGGAGGTCCCCCTGGCCCAGGTCATCCTTGGCCATGAGGGCATCTATCTGCCCCTCCACGGCATCCTTAGCGTCCTGGGTGGCACGTTCGTACCGTTTCAGGGTCTTGGTGTCGGCCTCGAGAACGTCCCCCACCTCGGAGGTCTCCCGGCCCAGGATGTGGAGGGCATCGGCCCACTCCTCCAGGCGGGAGGGGTCATCCTCCCAGAACCACCTTTGGTCCGTGCCCTCCTTGGACTCCTCCAACTCCTGGATACGGGTGGCCACTTGGTCCGCGGCGGTGATGAACGCAGAGACATCCACCCCCTCCTCAAAGGCGGACTTGACGGCCTCCACCGCCCGCAGTCTCAACTCCTCGGCGCGCTCCGCGTCGGCCTGGGCCTGGGCGATGACCGCGCCCAGGGCGATGGACGCGGCGCCGAGGGCCAGGCCGAGGGGGCCGCCGATGGACGCGGCCAGACCGCCAAGGGTGCCCTGGACGAGATCCGCGGCGGAGGCCATATCCCCGGAGAACGAGGACGCCACCTCCCCAAAGTTTTGCTTGGCCTCATCCTTGAACTCACCCGTAGCGGCCCCCGCCACCTTGGTGGCCTTGACGGTGCCCCCGCCTATCTTCTCGGTGGCCTCGTCGGCCTCCCGGGCGGCCTTGGCGATGGCGCGGAAATTATCCTCCAGGGACCCCTCAGTCTTGTCACCGGCCTTGGCGGTGTCCTGGAGCTCATCGGTGACATCCTCCAGGGCCTGGGCGACGTTGGTGACACTCTTGACGAGGGACCGGGAGTCCCCCACGAGGTCCGCACGAATCTCCGCCATGACCTACCGTTTCCCCTCCAGTGAGTTGTGGATGACTCTCACCGCGGTCTGGACCCAGAGGCCGATGATGCGGGGACCCATCCGGGCCAGTGCGGGATAGAACACATACCCCCGGCGCCGGGGCCGCGGGGCCTGGCGCCCGTGGGTCTTGGAGGACCCGAACTCGAACGCCTTACCTTGGTCATAGGGGGTGGCCCCACCACTCAGGGCCTTACGTTTGCTCCCAGCGGCCCGCACCCGGACACTTTGGTCTGACACGGTAATGCGGGCGGTCTTGGCCAGCATCCGGGACTGTTGGGGGGACTGGGAGAGGCGGTAAAGCTCCGCTTGCCACTGCGGGGCCGCCACCGCCCGGGTCTCGCGGCGGATGTCACCCCGGATGGTTTTGGGGGCGGCCTTGACTGCCAGGACCGTGGCCCGCAAGTGGGCGGACTGGCGCACACTCACGAGACCCACGGTCCTGGCCCCTCTCAGGCCGCGGCGGTGGCCCGGCGCCGGGCCGGGGCGGGGGGCGTATCCCCGGAGAACGAGGCCGCCACCTCGTGGCCGGCGTCCTCGGCCTCGGTGATGAACTCCTCATCCCCCTCCAGCGGCGGGGCATCCAGCTCCGCGCCACCCGGGGTGAACGTCGGCGTGGGTTCCCCCACGATGCCGAGGGACACCGAGGCGGTGGCCACCGAATCCACATCCCCGCCCACCTGGCCGGGGACGATGGCCACGGTACCGGCCCACGAGGTGGACCCCACCCCGGTCTGGCCGGTGGTGTCGTCGGGGTTCAGGATGAATGGCACGGTTTCCCCCTTATGCTCCCAGAGGTAGCGGGACAGGGATGTGCTGGCACTCCAGTCCTGGGCGTAGGTGAGTTCCAGGACGTAGGTGGACGCCTGGGGGAATGTGAACACCGCGGAGGGTTTCAGGCCCTTGAACTCCGCGGTGCCACCCGCGGGCGCGATGGCGGCGGTGGAGACCGCCTTGGCAAAGTCATCGGCGGCGCCAAACACGATAATGGCGTTCCGCATGATGAACGGACGGACCTCAATTTCAGCCATGACTCTGGCCCTTTCTGGGTGGGGTGGGTGGTGGTGGTGCGGTGGCCGGGGCCGCCACGTGGGCGATGTTCCAGCACGTGATGTCATAGGCCAGGTTGGAGGACTGGGAGAGGACTTTGACGGCCTCGTCCCAGGCAAACCAGTCCAGGGTGTCCAGGTCCCCCAACATGGAGGGCACGAACTCATCCAGCTCCGCCTCCGCCACCGAGGGGTCCAGCGCGGCGGAGACCACGGTGAGGACGTAGTAGACCACGTAGGCACCGCGGGGGGCCGCGTCTAGGGGGGTGATGCGGAGTTGTTTGAACATCACCGTGAGGCGGTCCGGGACATCCATGTTGTCCTGGAAAGGGATGACGTGGACCTCCGGCCCCACCGCCTCGGTGATGGCCTGGAGGAGAGAGTCCCGGACGCTGGCCACCTACGCCACCACGGGCTTAGCGGACAGGGGACGCACCATATTCTTGACGGTCCAGTCCATTGGAAACGGGCGGATGATGAACCCCTCATCCCCAATGCCTTGGTTCATCGGGTCACTCTTGACGGCGTTCCAGAGGTTGCGGGTCTGGACGAGGTGGGCGAGGCGGTAGGACTCCGGGACCGCGGCGGGGTCCGCCGCGATGGCCACCGCGATGGCGGCGGGTCCGTAGGTGAGTACCTGGACCTTGGCGGTGTCCATCACCTCCAGTAGGTAGTCCTCATTGGCGGGCGCGTCCCGCCACCGTTCTCTCACCTCGTCGGGTGTCATCCACTCAGCCATCACTCACCTCCTCGGTGTGGTCCCTGCCCGCCGCGGGCGGGGCCTCGCGGCGGGCGGGGGTCACTCACTTGCGGGATTTCTCCGCCGCGATGGCCACGGACTCCTCCACACCGTCCTGGAGGGCGGTCCCGGTGTTCTTGACCACCACGGCGGGGGCGGTGACACCCACCCCGATATAGCCAAAGAAAGCCGAGTCCACGCCACCCAGCACGAGGTCCGGGGCGTCCACACGGATGGGGACCCCGGGGAGTTCCCAGGAGGTGGCCCCGGCCCTGTCGCCCACGATGATGGACCCCGCGGCCAGGCGGGCATCGGGGATGACCGCGAACGATGCCCCCCCGCCGATGGTCCCGGACTCCAGGCCAATGGCCGCGCTGAAATAATCCAGGGCGTCCTCATGCGGGGTGGCCATGATGCCCTTGAACACATCCGGGGCCACGATGGCCCACGAGGGCGTCCCGCCCGCCGCGATGACCGCCAGGGCACCGTCCACGATGTCCAGGAGGCCGGTGTTGACGGTGTTGGCCGGGTCCGGGGTGTAGGGCGTGGCGCCCGCGGTGACCTGGGTCAGGGCGTAGGCGTCGGAGAGCATCGCATAGGAGTCAACCATCGCATCTCCGTACGAATCTATGACGTCCGTAACGTTAAAGTCATAGTACTCACGTGCGAGATCATGGCCGCCCGCGAACCGCACCGCACCGAACGCCTTGGGGGTGACGGTGGGGGCGTTGGAGGGCACCGGGGTCTTGTTTCCGGCCCAGGCGGCCATCTCGGGTTTGACCCCCCACACCCATCCGGTCATGGACAGGGCGGTGAGGGTGCCCTGGGTGAGGAGGGGGACGATGCGACGCTGGAACCTCTTGCCCGCCCAGAGCTGGCCCAGCCAGGCGCCCGGCATCCCCGCGGCGGTGACAAGACCGCCCGCACCGTCATAGGTGATGTTCGACAGGGCGAACAACCCCACGTCCTCGGCCTCCGCGATGTACGGGGCCAGGGCGGCCCGGTCACCGGAGCGGCGGGCATGGTTCATGGCGGCGTAGAACCCCGCCTTGGTCAGGGCCGGGGTGGTGGCGGTACGGCGCCCACGTGCCCCAAGCATTTCCGTTGGTGCGATGGCGTCGGCCACGGCATCCTCCTCTGAATCGTCCTCATCCTCATCGGACTCGGGGTTGTCCTCAGAGGCGGGCGCCTCGTCGGAGGTTTCCCTGGGCCGCGGCCCGGGGTCATGCTGGACAGCCGCGTCCTCCACGGCGGGCGGGACGATGCCGCGGCCCTGGGCGGGGTCCTCGTCGGAGCGGTCCACCGCGAATAGGGCCGCGTCCATGAATGCCCCCTCGTCCACGAGGGCGGCGCCGGTAAGCTCCGCGGTTCCAAAGTCCGCGGAGTCCCGGACGATGTTGCGGACCTCCGGGGAGAGTTTCACGAGGTCCCCGTGGTCCTCCAGCCAGGCGTCCCCCTCATCGGTGTCCGCGATGCGGAACGTGGCCACGATGCCCTCCGGGGCGTCCTCCAGGGCGTCGGCGCGGCCCACCCAGTCAAAACGGTCATGGCGCCGGTTCAGGCCCACCACCGAGGGGTCACGGGGGATGGCCACGGACCCGCGGGGAAACGTGATGGGTTTGGTCTTGGACACCGAGGTCCGGGACCGCTGGCCCCACGGGAGGAGGATGCCGCGGACCGTGCGGGCGGTGTGGTCCACCGCGAACATTCCATAGGCGGGGAGGTGTTCGGTGGTCATGGTCTGTCTCCTGTCGGGTCTGTGATGGCCTCGGCGGCCTCGGCGCCGATGGCCTCACCCACGGTGGCCGCCGCGTCCTGGATGGCGGGGTGGCCGCCTGGAGAGGTCACGATGGGGCCTTGCGGTTCGGTGTACGCCTCACCCCAGGCGAACCTCACGGACTGGCCGATGACCACCACATCGTCCTGAGACAGGCGGTCCTCTATCGGGCGCGCCCAGTAAGGGACTGTGAGGGTGTCCAGACTGGACGCCTGGCCCTCCTGGGTGACGTAGGTCAGGGACGCGGTGGCGGTGGAGGCGTCCAGGAGAGACCCCGGTATCTGGAGAAAGGCCGCGATGTCCAGGCGGGCGGAGTTCCGGGCCTCTATGAACATATCCGGGGAGTATTGCCCCAGCGCACGGGCCTCTATGGAGTAGGGGGTGTAGGCAATGCCACCGTTCTCCGATGCCCTCGCGGTGGCCCAGGCGTTGACCACATCCTGGGCCTCCTCCAGGGTGATGCCACTCTGGATGGTCTCGTGGAGGTCAATCATCGGAATAGCAGAGGCGGCCCGTTTGCTCCACGTGCGCTCCAGCTCCACGGCGCCCACGAGGGTCCGGGTGGCCATTGCCAGTAGCCCCTCCGAGGACCCGGGGATGAGGATGACCTCGGAGTCATCGGCGGGGTTCCAGTGGGCGTCCTCATCCAGGAGGAGGATGGTCCCGGTGTCCTCGTCCACCGCCCAGTCATCCCAGGGGATGTGCCACGCCTCCAGGATGGGCCGGAGGCCACCGGACCCGGCGCCACGGGTGCACCCCCAGAGGGAGACCCCGTTGAATATGTGGTCATCCAGGGTGCGGGCCATCCGCTGATAGGGACCCTGCCACCCGGGGGCACGGTAGAGCCATGTGGGCTGGGGGTCCAGGCGTTCACCGCCGCGGTAGTCCACGAGGGGCTTGTCCGCGATGAGGGAGAGGATGATGCCCCGGCCCCGCGCCACACCGGGGATGGTCATGGCCTGTGCCCTCGTCATGAGGTTCACCGAGGCGCCGAATATGTCAGACCACGGGAGTTGGGTCAGGGTCCCGGTCTGCCACGGACTGGGCATGGACAGGGAGTGTTTCCGGTAGGAGTCCAGGCGCCCGGGGTCAGGGGTGGCCGGGGTCCGTCCCTGTATCCACGCCAGGGTGGACAGTCCTCCAAAGGCCATGAGGCCCACGGTAGACCCGGGGACGGAATTGCCACTAGACCTGGGGTTTTATCCTGTAGGACGTAGGATGGTA